GACCTGTTCTCCGACTACCCAAGTCTGACCCAATGGCTCTATGGTACAGGCGTTGCAGTCATCGCCTTCTTTCTTAACCGCTCGATTCGCCAGAACGACGAGAATAACAAGCAGCAGTGGGCCGAGATCAAAGCACTAAGGCTCTCTTCGGATAAGTTGCACCATCGCATGGCCACGCTGGAGGCTGAACACCGGGTGCGCACGGAGGATGCCCGCAGAAGCGGAGGACGCAGGGACTACGACCCCCCAAACCCTCCACATTGCTCAGACGGACACGAGCGCGTGGTGCGCGAGAACGGCTTCCACGAATAGAGAAGGAGCCCCAACCCATGCAGAAACTCTTTGCTTCAAAAAGTACGAAGGTCGGCACCATCGGAGTCCTCGCGGCCACAGCCGCAGATCTCGCGCAGCAGGCCTTGAATGGAGAAACGATTCCTCCTGAGCTAATCGCCATGCTCGCAAACGCCGATCTTAAATACTGGGTACTAGCTGCCGTGGTGCTGATTCTTGCCAAGATAAGCCCGGATAAAGAAGATACCCACAAAGGTAAAGTGACCCAACATCTGCACGAGGAGGAAAAAATAGGTGGAACAGATTGACAGCTCTTTTTTCGTCGAAAACGACTGCACCGGGTGGGACGGTCATATATACATGCGCAACGTCAAGCAGTCCGGAGATAAGCGCCAACTAACCTGCGCGCTGCCATGCGGAACCGGGAAAGTACCAATAGGCTTTATATGGGATGGATCAAGCTCCCCGCCAGGATTCAGATGGCTCTTTCCCCGACATAATCACCCGATAGCGTCATGCCGCCATGACTGGAGATGCAGAAACGCAAAAAACGCGAAAGAGCGAAAATTTGCAGACGCTGAATTCAAAAAAGACGTCGGACGCACCAGTTGTAAGATCACTGCGACAGTAGGATATATAGGAGTTCGCGCCGGCGCAATGCTCGGCATTGGCGTACATTATTGATCACAAGGAGATCTACTCATGAAACGCGCTCTCATTGCCCTTTTTTGTTTACTTCTCACCGTCGCATGCACCAATCAGACTTCTTTCGTGCCGCCGAACGCCTGTGTCGATTCGGACAGTATAATTCTGCAAACAATTGAAGACCCACGCCCGCTTGATCAAGGCCTAATGGCTGTCAATCTTACAGCACTTGAGACAATTGATGGATATTCGATCGAGGATGCTCAAGCTGTGCTCGATACTGTAGAAGATAAACTTGCCGCGTTGCAGACGACATATGCTGAGCTTGCAGGCTATATCTTAGCAAGGCTCACAGAAGCAAATGCAGCAGCTGGTGCGGCCATTTTTATCATAGGTCCAGATATTCAAAGGCTAAACAAACCGCTGCCAATCACCGAATGCGATATTGCTCTTATCCGACTGCATCTTGAGCGTCAACGGCTTATGCTGGCTATTTATCAAGGCTCAAATCGCTGATGCCAGTCACGCTTACCCCTATTGCATATTTAATGCGTGGCGGCCCGGAACATTTCAGCGCCTCGAACAAGGATCAGTATACAATATCTGGAGTTATCACCGTAGTTGACGATACGGCTTTCATCACTGGGGTTTCTGGAAAAGGGAAAGTCGCGGAAATACGCGAAGGACTCGAGCAGATAAAGATGGAACTTGGGGTACAGCACGTTGTCTGGAAACGTGCAAATGGAAAAGAAGTGAGAATTTAATATGGGACGCTGCATGACCTGCGGACACACCCTCAACGACAATAAGCAATGCCCCCGCTGCGGCGGGACGATATATAACCGATAACAAGGAGCAGCAACCATGGCCCTCATCACAGATCCAGACTTGCTCAACCAGGGCACAGAAATAGTCTTCGACACGACAAACAAAACCATTCAGCTCTTAGCTGCCGGGAACCTGTCAAACGACGGCGTCACGCTGCAGACCGTTTATTCCTGCATCAAAGAAGAGTGGAAAAACGATGATGCCCTGATCCAGTATGATTTTCCGATGGTGCCGATTACCTCGGAGCAGTTCGAGCTGGTCAACGGCTGGACGTTTGCCGATGCCGCCACCATCAACCTGCTGCGCAGCGGGGGCTTTGCAGTCAAAGACGCAAGCGGCGTAAGCCTTGAAGAGTACATCGGGCTTATCACGCTGGGTTCCATCGGCGCGGCGGATCAGGTCTACTACCAGCAGACCATCGGCGGCGCACCCACCGACATCGTGCTGACCGGCGCGGTCAACCAGTGTGTTAAGGTCTACGGTGACGCCACCCACGGCGCTTTTGACTACCGTGATTACCTGCAGGTCTTTGTGCGCGAGCAGGCCAAGACCTACGACAACGCCACGCATACCGATATCGGCGTTTCGAGCTTTACTTATCAAGCGTACCGCTTCCCGCTGACCAACGCAGCCGATCTCAAAGTTACAAACCCGGATGTCACTGTCGATGCCTACGGCGTAACCGTCACCTATTACGCGCTGGCCCAGCAACGCCTGATCGGTGGCGTGAACTATGATTTTGACATCATCATCAACGGCAACAACCGCACCGCCGAAGAGATCTACGAGGCCGTGCAGTCGCTGCTGCGCAAGGATGCCAATATCGACTCCGGCACGGGCACCGTCACTGGCAAGACCGCCGACCGTCTGCTGCACTTTGTAGGCGATACGCTCGTGACCGCAACCGGCGTGTATATCGATAACTTTCAAGCCACCGACACCAACCGGATTGAGTTTTTCGACACCAGCGGCACCAAGCGCACGTTCCCCTACGTAGCCGCAGGGGTGATTGAGTTCAACGCCAATCTGACCAACGACGCTTCAGCCATCTACAAGATGTTTTATTCGGACAACTTCGGCACCGCTCTGGCTGAGCTGGTGCTTGACAGCTCGGGCGCAGCGATTGAAGGCCCAGTGGCCGGGGCCACGCAGGTCACTTTTGACTACGACTACGACAGCGAAACCTCCGGCGGCGGCGCAGGCATCGACAAAAACATCACCGTGGTCGCCATTGGTGCTGCCACCGCCCAGCACGTCAAAGCCACGGGGGTCATCAGCCGCTCCACCGAGAACTCAATCACGCTGGTCTCCAGCCTTGAGCGGACCTACAGCAACCCGGTTTAAGGATAAGCCACGATGGCCACTCCAGTATATGTAGCAATCAGCGCAACCAACCGTACCGGGGATCTGGTCGTGGGTGGGGAAGGTGCGACCTATGCCGCGACGTTTGCAAATTTCACGACGGCTTTTGAAGATGCAACGGTAGGGGCCAGGGACCAGGTAACATTAGATCAAAGGACATCCTATGATTTGTTCTTAGATGCAAGCCCGTTGGATGATTCGGCTAAACTTACAGAGACGACAGGGACTTGGAATACTTCACCTTCACATACAATTACAATCCGTGCGGAACCAAACTCAACCCATGGAGGGTCTGTTACAGCAGGCGCTCAAATAAAACCAACTACAGGTTCGCTGAACTCAGCCACTATTTTGCCGGTCGACAATACAATCATTGAAGATTTAAGGATCGCGACAAGATCTTATTGTTCCGGGGTTGGGGCAGATGGGTTTATTGCTAGAGGAGTGCAGATTCGCAGGTCAATAATTACGGCACACCAAAGCGGAGTTGCTATCAGAGGCGATCTTCTTATAGACTCATGTCTTACATATGAGTGTGCCGATGGGATTAAATTTGAAGTTGGTGGCAGCAGTGCGGCTGTTACAAATTCAATCATGTATAATAACAGAGGTAGAGGTATCGCGGTAGGCTATAATCCGATTTTAGTACGAAACTGTGCGTCATTTAATAACGCTGGGGGGGATTTTACTGGGTATAATGGGGGTGGAGGTGTCGCAGAATCAGCAAGCAATGCTTCTGGCGACGCAACTGCCAGCACGTTCAGTCCGGCTGGTGGTGGACTTGATAATGTTCTTTTGTCTAGCGCCTTTGTAGACGCTCCAGGATATGACTTTAACCTCGCTGCGGGATCGCCTTTGGCTGGCGCTGGGGTAGATGTAAGTGCCTCTGGCGTCCGCGACATAACAGGTCAGCCATTTCAAGCCCCTTTCCCAATCGGTGTTTTTCAGCCCGGTCAATTCACAGTACCGGTCGAACTCTCAAACGTCCCCCTCGGTACAGAGGTCAGGATCTTCGACAACGCCTCAAACGCGGAACTGGTCGGGATAGAGTCCTCAATGACTAGTCCGGTTGTGCTGGATATGCCCTATCCCGGCGTGCCGGTCAACGTGCGCATCGTACTGCTCAACATGGCCTACCGCTACCAGGTGCTCACGACAGAGATCGGCCACAACGGCTTGTCGTTTCCCGTCACGTTCTTCAGGGATCGGGTCTACAAAAACCCGTAAAAAGGATCGTTATCATGATGACCTTTAAAATAATCTCAACCACCGACGGCAAGTTCATCGGCGAAACGGTCACAGCCGAGCGCGTCGCCGGGCCGGGTGACGACCTCACGCACAAAGACGTGACCTTCGAGATTGTGGGCATGAAACAAAGCGGCCCGTACATCACTTTTTACTGCCCGAACTACGCAGCCATCGTGAAGATTTTGTCTTATGGCGATTAGTTATCAGTTTGATGGGGCATCCAAAACCATCACCATCCAAGCCGACCCCACCGATTATCAGGGTGATACGCTACGCGTGGCGGCGCAGGATATCTATTCGCGCTGGAAGGACTGGTGCTTGACCGCCGACGGATTGCAGTTCGACGCGGCGTTCGAAGTCACCGGGCGTTTCCCGATCTCGGACACTGTGCAGACCGGCGCGTATTATTTTCTGCGCACAGACAGCGGATGGCATCTGCACCCGCCCAACAAAGACGGTGCGGTGCTGGTGCTGGAGGGCAACATCTACCCCTATACCGTAGGCGACCGCATCGTGCAGCCGCTGCCGGGCGTGACGACCACAACCCTGATGCAGACCTCATCGCTGACCGAGGTCGTGGTCACAAGCGACGGCCTCAACTCGGCCCAAGCCGCGCTCTTACAAACCGCCGCCACGGAGAGCACCAAGGCCCGCAAGATGCAGACCAACAAAGCGATTATCTCCGGTGACGGCCAGACCGTTTCCATCTACGACGATGACGGCGCCACGTTGCTGCACGTGTTCGGCGTCTCCGGCGACAAGCTCTCAAGGACGCCGCAATGACTATTTACCCGGATTGGATAGGGGCGCAGGCGACAGGGGGCGACGCAGCCGCAATGCCCGCGCCTCTTGCCGGGATGTCCCGGGCTCTGCTGCCGGGCCGGATTAAGTGGGTAGACTCCTTGACACGCAGGGTGGCAGGGCTGACTTTGGTTACAGCAGGCAGTAGTGTTAAGCTACCCGGAGGGATTAACATCGAGGCTGTTGCCGCTCCGCGAGGCGTGGCACCAGTGCGCACAGCGACAGCCGCTGTCAGGACGGTCGCCCCCCTCAGTTATATCAACAAGGAGCAGCCATGAGTGTGACTTTTACTTTCTCGCTGGAAGACCCAAGCGCCAATCAAGACCCGCAGCACCAGATCCGGGTCTATGAGTCAGCAGACGGAGCCGCGCCTTGGGTTTTGGTCGACTCTGCTGTTATCGCTGAACTCCCCGTGGAAGCAGGGACATATACATTGCTCAGCGATCCGGCCGATCCAGCCTCTTACCACATCCTTTCGCCGGTAAGCGCAACAGGCGCAGAGTACCCAGTCGAGGTTCAGAAGATCATCCCCCCTGCGGCAGCAGAAGCAAACGTGCTGACCCTCTTTGTCAATGTCGCAGATATTGACGGAGACCGCCGCCCGGGAGTTGTGCTCAGTGCCTCCCCGATCCCCGGAGAGACCCGTAGCAGCGCTGGCGGGATCGTGGTCGTTGGGACGGAGCGCACCACGACCAATGCGGAGGGGTTCGCCTCTCTCAAGATCGTCTCGGGAGTAGGACGCATCTCTGTCATGTTGGGGGATAAGAACCTAATTCTTAACACGGACGGCAAGGGCGGCATGGCCGTTGATCTCGCCGGGCTGTTAAGCAGCGGGGCATAAGTCTTGCCAAATTAACAAGGTTGGGCTACCCTGTGTTCAACTCTTAACGAGGTAGCTATGTCTAATCTTGCACGGTACACCCCACAATGGCCCGCCACTCTGCCTTTCGAGGTCGCGCTTGGGATCCATCCGCTCGATGAGATCCTGCTGCATCATGACCTAGATCGGGCGCAGTGGGCAGAGATCGAGCGCAGCAAAGCATTTCGTCAGGAGCTGATCGGTGCTCAGCAGGAGATTGCCGAGTCTGGTCTGTCTTTTAAGCGCAGAGCCGCACTGCAGGCTGAACTGTATCTGGAAGAGGTTGATAACCTGATGCTCGACCCTGACACCGCCCCTTCACTCAAGCTCGAGATCTTCAAAACGATGGTCAAGTGCGGCGATCTTGAGCCGGTTCCGGCCAAGGACAAGGATGCGGGCAGCAACCAAACCTTCAACATACAGATTAACATATGATCGTTTGCGTAGACCCCGGACACGGAGGAAGATTCTCAGGAGCGAAGGCGAACGGGCTGATCGAGGCGCAGGTCAACCTCGATGTCGCCAAGCACCTCAAGCATGAGCTGATGCACAGGGGCATTTTCGTTGTGCTCACCCGCGTCAACGACCTCGAGCTTGACCCCAACCTTAACCGCGATTTGGCGAAACGCCGCGAAATGGCTAGAGAGTTCGACGCAGACTGTTTCGTTTCGATACACTGTAACGCGTTCAGTAACCCCGCGGCCCGGGGGATGGAAGTCTTTACCGGGCGTGGCGAGGATGGCTCAGACGAGCTGGCCACATGGGTCTACCGCAGCTTTCGAGAGCAGTTTCCAGATCTCAAGTGGCGAAGTGATTACTCAGACGGGGATGTGGACAAGGAGGCGAATTTCGCAGTGCTGCGCTCTTCCTACCACATTCCGTCGGTCTTGGTCGAGCTTGGTTTTCTGACCAACGAGCACGACGCCCGGCAGCTTGCAGACCCCGCGTTCAGAAAGCAGTGCGCTGTGGCGCTGGCGAATGCGCTCGAAGACTGGAGAGACGCAAGTGGCCGTTACTAAGACCTTCAACGCACCACCGGTCATCGCGAACTTCATGCGTTGCGATGATTTTTTCAGGATCATCAACGGGCCTATCGGCTCGGGGAAGTCCTCGGCGTGCGTGGTTGAAGTAGTACGGCGCTGCAAAGAGCAGGAACCCGGACCCGATGGGATCCGGCATTCACGCTGGGTCATCGTGCGTAACACCCGCCCGCAGCTCAAAGACACCACGCTCAAGACATGGTTCGAGTGGGTGCCCCCGGGAGTTGCGGGGCGTTGGAAAGAATCGGAGATGGTCTTCTATCTCGAGTTTGGCGATGTTAAGGCCGAGATCCTATTCCGTGCGCTCGACACCCCGGACGATGTTAAGCGCGTGCTGTCCCTCGAAGTCACCGGCGCATGGCTCAACGAATCGCGGGAGATCCCCAAGGAGATCGTTGAGGCACTGCAGGGGCGTATTGGTCGCTATCCGGCAAAGACTTCCGGCGGTGCGTCGTGGTGCGGCATGATCGCAGACACCAACCCGCCTGAGTACGACTCGTTCTGGTACAAGCTCATCGAACACGAACCGCTTGACGACGATGATCCCGATACCGTCTTCCCCTGCACCTCGTTCAAGCAGCCCTCGGGGCTCTCCCCCGACGCGGAGAACCGAGAGAATCTGCCGGATAATTACTACGAGAGGCTGGCTCGTGGGCGTTCCAAGGGCTGGGTGGATACCTACATCCACGGTATGTATAGCCCTTCTCTCAAAGGGGTTCCGGTCTACGCCAAGACCTTCAAGCTGGATCGCCACGTCTCGAAGAAACACCTGCCGATTGACGCCAATATGCCGGTCATTATCGGGATGGACTTCGGGCGCACCCCTGCCGCGGTCTTCAAGCAGATGACCTTCGACGGGCGGATCTACACGCTCTATGAACTGGTTGATTTCGATACCGGCTTGGAGCGCTTTATCCGCACCAAGATGCGCCCCTTGATCCGCAATATCTTCCCTACCAACCCCCTTGTGTTTATTGGCGACCCCGCCGGGGTCCGCCGCAACGATACCGACGAGGGCAACTGCTTCAAGATGCTGAGGGACCACTTCGCCAAGGACGGGGGGAGAGTCAAGGCAGCTTCGACCAACGACCCCACGGTGCGCATTGGCGCCACCGAGCGGGCGCTGATTGACTTCCCGATGGGGGAGCCGCTTGCTCTCTACGACCCCCGGTGCAAATGGCTGATCGAAGCGCTGCGTTCACGCTACCGCTTTGAGCACAACAAGAACCCCGACGCAGGGCATAAGCCCAAGCCTGAGAAGAACAAATGGTCGCATGTTGCAGAGGCCGACCAGTACGCAAACCTCTTTCTTCTCAGTGGCAAATACGACGCGGCTGACTACCTGCGTATTGAGACGGAGCAGCCCTTTGGCCCGGTCGCAACCTATCGCCCCGCCAGCTATATAGGATATTGATTATGGATGATCTGAAGAAAGCGAGCTTGGAGAAACTGGGGACAGAGCTGAAGAAAAAGCTCGACCAGTATGTGGCAGACCGCGCACCGATCGAGCTGCAATGGCTCAAGAACCTGCGCCAGTACCGCGGCATCTACGACCCTGAGATCCTTGAGCACATCCCGCCGACCAAGTCTAAAGCCTACCCTCGTGACACCCGCACCAAGATCAAGGGGTTTGTGGCGAAGATGATGGAGATGATGTTTCCGGCGATGGATAACAACTGGGATCTGGAAGTCTCCCCTTTCCCCTCGTTGCCCGAAGATATCCTGCAGGAGCTGGTGCAGCAGGCAACACAGGCAGGGATCGCCCAAGCACAGGCGACAGGGGAGCTGCCCGCTCCCGTTGACGATAAAGCCATCGAGCTGCTGGTGATGGAGGAGGCTAAGAAGCGCAGAGACCGCATGCGCAAAAAGATTCAGGACCAGCTGGCTGACTCCAACGCAGACTCCGACTGGCCAACGATTGCCAAGAGGGCGATCCGAAGCGGGGCGATTTACGGCGCAGGCGTGGTTCGCTCCCCCGTGGTACGGACGCAGAAGGAGCGCAAATGGGAGCGTAGAGGGGGCACGATTACGCCGGTTACAGTTTCGGAGAAGCGCCCCTACTCTGAATTTGTCAAGATCTTTGACATCTACCCCGACCTCTCCGCGCAGACTTGGAGTGAGCAGGAGGGGGTTTTCGAGCGCATGGTGTTCTCCCGCAAGACCCTGCTCGACCTCAAGAAGCGCAACGGCTTCAAAAATGAAGCGATTGACAGCTTTTTGCGGGATAACCCCAGTGGCAACTATCAGGTGCGGCCCTTCGAGACCGGCTTGAACGAGATGAACAAGACGGTAATCTCGACCGAGAGCCGTACCTCCCGGCGCTTTGAGGTGTTTCGTTGGTATGGCTTCGTCTCAGGACATGAGCTTGAGCGTGTCGGTGTCGAGATCAGCGATGAGCAGCGAGGCGACGTGGTGCTGGCCGACGTCTGGTTGCTCAACGACAACGTGATCTTCGCAGACATCGCCCCCTTCGGGGAGCGCCCCTCTGACGTCTACCATGCCTATATCTACGCCGAGGATGAGGAGTCCGCCCTGACCGGCTGCGGTATGCCGGAGGAGCTGCGAGACCGGCAGATGTCGATCTGTGCCTCCACCCGGGCACTCTACGATAATATGAGCGCGACTGCCGGGCCTGTCTACGAGGTCGCGGTGGATCTCCTCAAACGCAATGGGGCGCATAACGTCATGCACGCCTTTCAGGTGATCGAACGAGAAGGCGACGGGCCGGAGCTGCAGTATCCCGCAGTGCGGGCAGTCCCGACAGACTCGCATATCCCTGAGCTTTTGAACCTGCTGGCGAGCGAGCGCGAGCAGTTCGACATCGAATCGAACCTGCCCAGCTGGACGATGGGCAACGCGCAGCCTTTGGGCGAAGCGTTTCGGACCTCCGCCAACATGAGCCAGATGCAAGGCGGCGCGACCATGATAACCAAAGACCACGCTCGGGCCTTTGATAAGTTTACCGCTTCAGTTATCAACAGCTTCCTGCAGTGGAATATGGAGTTTGGTGAAGACGAGGAAGCCAAAGGCGATTACCAAGTCAAGGCCAAGGGCAGCATCAGCTTGGTCGCCAAGGAAGTTCGCGGCGCGGCACTCGACCAGTTCATCACTACCCTCGATGCCGAGGACAAGGCGATCCTGCGTAGGCAGCCGACCCTGATTGAACGGATGAAGGCTCGGGATCTGCCGACTGATCTCGTGCTGGATGAAGACGAGGCCGAGCAGGTTCTGGCGCAGCTTCGCCAGCAGCAGGCACAGGCCGCACAGATCGAACAAGGTTTGACACAGGCACGTTCGCAGAAACTCTTGGCCGATACTGAGAAGGTTCAGGTCGGGACCGAGAAAGAACGTCAAATGTTCGACGCGAACATGGCGCGGCTGGTGGCCGAGATTAACAAACTTCTGGCTGAAGCGCAGGCGTCCGAGGACAGCACGCAGCTTCAGCTTCTGGATCGAATGTTGTCCGAGGCGCAGGCGCAGGCAGATCAGGCGCAGAAGGAGGTGGTGAATGAGTAAGAGCCGGGAGAAGGAGATCATCGCCGCGCTGGAGGAGAAGAGACAACTTGAAACTATGCGGCTCCTCAATGAGCTATTGTGTCTAAAGTATGACAGGATTCGGGACAATGTTGTGTCGTCGGGGTGTGATTTGATGCGTGGTCGGGCGTTGGAACTCAAGGACTTACTGAAAATTTTTGAGCAGTAAGTATTGACAAATTAACAACCGCCTGCTTAGGTGAACTTAACACGGAGAATTAACATGCCCGATGCAATTAACAAACCAGAAGAGCAGTCTGATGACATGGATTTCGAGCTTGCATTTGGAAGCGCATCCGGGGAATCCGCACAGGCTCCCCCCGCCCAAGAAGGTGCAGAAGGTGAGACACCTGACGGAAGAGAAGGCAGCACTCCCGCCGACGAAGGAACTGCCAACGAAGGAACCCCCGGCGACGGAGTTCCCGAAGGTGAACCCGCTGGTGATGAGCCCTCCGCTGATGGCGCATCGAAAGATGCAGATGCAGGAGAGCAGCAGCCCCCGAAAGCAACTCCTGATCCAGAGCTGCTTGAGCGCATAGCCCGTCTTGAGCAGCAGCTTGAGCAGGCACGTAAGCAGGAGCCTCCTAAGCAGGAGGAGCCGAAGAAGGAAGAACCCAAGAAGGAAGAGCCTAAGTTCTCAGACGATGAGCAGTCCGCGATTGAGGAGCTGACCGCAGACTGGCCCACCGTAGACAAGGCGATGGCTGCCCGGCTGCGGCTTGCGACCGAGCAGATCACCCAGCAGTTCGAGGGCAAGATCGACGCCGCGATCAAGAACATGATGCAGCAGCTCGCTCCCGCGCTTCAGACCGTGGGCACTGTGGCAACAGATAAGTTCACACAGGATCTCGCAAAGGTGCACAGCGATGTGCAGGAGATCTTCCCCAAGGTCGAGGAGTGGGTCAACAAGCAGCCTTCTGTCCTCAAGGACGCCTACAACAAGATTATCGACTACGGCTCTGCCGAGGAAGTAGCGGATGTAATCACGCTCTACAAAAAGGCGCATGGGGTCGAGGGGGCACCGCAGCAAAAACAAGACTCGCAAGAGCAGAAGATACAGGCACCACCTGAAGAGAAGTCCCCCGAAGCGGGGCGCACCAAAAACAAACGATTGGAACAGATGGCCGGTGTTCGCCGTGAACCGACAGGAGTCTCGGCAGAGGTGGACACCAACGATTTTGAAGGTGCCTTCGAGCGAGCGGCAAGCTCGCAATAGGGCACACCACCAAGGAGGTAAGACATGCCGACCACTGCGTATGGAGACATTTCCCCGAGAACCGCGGCCTACGCTGCCAAAGAGATGCTTGATCGGGCGCAGCCCTATCTCATCCTGCAGCAGTTTGGGCAGCTTCGTCCCATCCCGGCGAACAGCTCTGACACCATTAAGTTCCGCCGGTACGAGGCGCTGCCGCTGGCAATCACGCCTCTGTCTGAGGGCGTAACCCCGAATGGGTCTCCCATGACCCACACCGACTATCAGGCAACCCTGTCTCAGTTCGGTGATTTCATCACCCTGACTGACAAGATTGCCGACACCCACGAAGATCCCGTCTTCAAAGAAGCGCAGGCGCTGGTCGGCGAGCAGGCTGCACAGACGGTTGAGACCGTCCTGTTCAACATACTCAAGGCAGGCACCAACGTCTTCTATTCGACCGGGGATTCCCGTGCCAAAGTCGCGGACCCCCTGAGTATCAACATGCTGCGCAAGATGACCCGCGCCCTGAAGCGTCAGAACGCAGGCTACATCACCAGCAAGCTCAGCTCCACTGCCAACTTCAACACCGTCAACGTCGCGCCCTCCTATGTGG